GGAGCTGTGCGCTTAAACCGCCCAGTACCTAGCTCCTGTTCTGCTAATTGAAGAGCAAAAGTTCCGCCTTGGGACTGACCCATAAAGGCTTTGGCTCTCATATTCAACGCATTCTCAAACTCGGGAGCAGACATGGTCAAAGCTCCCGCATAGTTCTCTTTTAGTGCGGCAATGACTTGCTGAGCAGGTGTCGCGCTACTGAGACCGAGGTCGCGTCCAGCTCCAGTTTTAAGAAGGGCTAGGGCGCGCTCGGCACTAACGCCTTGTTGAGCAGCGGCATTAAGGAAATTCTTCTTGTCTTCGTCAGTAACTACAAAGTCTTCACCTTGGATGGCTGCCGCTTGTAAGGCGTAGCGTAAGGCTTCTTTGGATGCGCGAATCCGTTGTGCTGCTTCGTAATCTACGATTTTCTTGTTCATCTGCCCCATCTTCTCGCGGAGCTTTAATGTCTGCTCTTCAAGCTTGTATTTGTAGTCGCTTAGTTGTTTTTCAATCTCATTGCGTTTGATAACGAGCTCGGTCTGCTGACGCTGGCTTTCGACCTGCGCGTCGAAGAGAGCTGTCTCGTACTCGTCAAAGATTTGTTTGAGATTGTTGCCTATATCACTTAATCCCCGATTCTCAATTCGCTGACGCTCTTCTAGCTGAGAACGCTGCTCCTGTGCCAGCGCATCACGCATCTGCTGCTCTAATTGCAGAGATTTCTGCCGCTCACTCCATTCAAAATCTGTGATCTCTTTTGTTAGCTGTTTGCGGACCTCTTTCAGCTCTTTCTCAAGTCCTAGGCGTTCCTTGGCAAGTATCTGAACGTCGTCCTTGGCTTTATCATTCTCTTTTATCCGATCTTGGAACTCAGCTAAGCGATTTAACTCGTCTCTAACTCGTGCAATTTGTGTGCGGATCTCCTGAGGATCTAGACTCTGGCTAAAGCTTAAGAAGAATGCTTTAGCATTTGCGGCTATGTTATCAGCTCCGCCGGAGCTCGAAGCTATCTCGGCCTCGAGGTCTCTCAGTTTGGTGTATTGATCTACTAGGCCACCCAGCTTTTTAGTTAGGTCGTCTACACGACTACTGAGTATTTGTTGCTCAAACGCTTTGGCTGCTTTGGTTGCCGCTGTGGCGTTTTCTCCGACCTCGGCGTAAACAGTGCTCAGTCGTTTGACTGCCAGTTCTGCGCGTGTTTGGTCGGCGATCTCTTGTTGGGCCCGTTGAAAACGCTGGAACAGATCAAAAGCTAGAGTAATTGCTAGCTGTAGGGCAACGAGCTGTAGAGAGAAACTTACAAAGCTCGTGATCATTTCCTTTATTTTGGAGCCTACTGTTTGGCTGGCTTTCCCTAAGTTATCTCTAACGCTAGTATTTAAGTCTGCGATACCTTGTCGTACTTGTTGTGTTTTTACCTGCAGACTGTCAAGAGCATTAGCTGTCTTTATGCCGAACTGAGCAACACTAATTTGAGCTTTTTGGAAAGCTGCGTCTACGCCTAGCAGTGCCTGCCCGATCTGACTAATAAAAACAGCGACTTGTCCGAATTTCGGACCAGACTGTTGCACGAGCTCAGCTATCTGAATTAAGAAGACGCCAAGCTGAACAACTGCAGCTCGTAGTCCGACAATCAGGGCAGTTATGCCCGTTGTAACTGCTGTGACGAGTACTCGACCTAGATTTGACACTAAGGTTGAGGCACCTGCGATAGCTGCAGAAAAGCCAGTGAGTATCAGATCAGCGACACCCGCAAGCTGTACTTTGAGCCAGTTGAAGCCTTGTCCTAGCTTTTGTACGGTATCAAGAACGCTTGGAACAACATTGCGAAGTACAAATAAAGTCTTCGCCAAAGGAAGTACACCTACGCGGTTCAAAACATCGAACTGCGCTCCGAGCTGATTTAGGTACTGAGCTATGGGATTCTTTAGAATTTCACCGTATATATTTAGCAGTGCGGTAAATGCGGGGATTACTGTTTTGTTCAGTACTTCACCGATACCGATCAGAGCGCTGAGATAGATCTTGAATTGCTCAAACTTAAAAGCAGTGAAGCCTTTTGCCAGATTTGCTAATCCACTTGCGATCTGCGCTACCGCTTTCACGGCTTGATCCGCCAGAGTTGCGATCTGAGGACGCAAGCTGTCTACCGCGCTCTGGATCTGTAGGAACATCTGAACAGCGGCCTGCTCGCCTTGCTGCCCTACACCGATTTGGCGGCGTTGACTGAAGTTGGCAAGGGTTGGGGCCGCTGCCGCAGCGCCCACGACACCTCGTGCGACTGCTCCAAAGGCTTTACCCAGTGCGTCTGCGATCCCGAAGGAACTTTTGAAGACGAGCTGGAGGCGCTCGTACAGGATGGTCAACCCATCAAGAAGTGGGGCTAGAAGTCCTTTACCAAAGGCACGCTTCAGCTCGTCTTGGAACTCAGCGATGTTGCTGGTGATGCCGGCGAAGCCCTTTGCGGCCATCGCTTGACCAGCGGTGAAGGCTGAGAGTCGCTTCTGCAAAAAGGCAACCAAACCCTCAGCAGAGTTCTTCGCTTTGGTGACGTCCTCGTTGGTGAGTCCTAGGGAGCGCGCTAGGACTGAGTTCTGGTCGATCGTGCCGGTCAGGATGGAGCGGATTTCCTGAGTGGCATACGTCGGGTCAGATAGCCCGAGGGTACCGAGCGCGGCACTAAAAGTAATAGCCAGATCTTCAGCGTCCTTTAGACCGCCTCCGATGTTTCCGATTTGAGATGCTACGACGCCGAAGACTTGAACAATGGCTTCGGACGTTGTACCGGCAATTTCAAGGGAACGTTGTCTGATGTTGTCGATTGTGTTGTTTATCGGTTTTTCTAGTTTTAGAATCGCTTCGTAGGGATCCGTTATACGGCGACCGTTGACTGCGACATCTGCCGTAGATACTAGAGTTGTCTTTGTACGCAATAAGGCTTCTTGTAGCTGGATCTCCCTTCCGATGGTATCGTTAAAGAAAGCTCCGAATGCACTTTTTAGTGTGTTTACAGATTGAGTTACTCCAAATACGGTGTAGCCGAGGTTGGCTGTGGCTTTAGCTAGGCTGTCGACCCCGTTTAGCGACGCGCTAATTGATGTGCCTAGTAAATTTCCTGGAGTTGCACTGGAAATTAACTTGAAGGCTTTTACGACTTTTTCTCCAGTTTTAGATGCTATATCTCCTAGGTCTTCAATGTCTTGGATGCGGCCGCCTATGATAGGCATTTGGCGCGCTATCTTGTATGTTGTTCCTAATGCCTCTCCTAATTGCTTTACCCCAGCTATAGTGTCATTTATGCTTGGGATGCTTATGTTGATTTTCTTGTCTTGGCTGATGTTGCTTAGACGCTTGTCTAGCTTATTGACTTTATCATCGGCTTCTTTGGTCTCTGCGACAACTCGGATCGTATAGTCAGCCACCTTGCTCTGCGACCATGCGGTATGTCTATGTTAAGACTGCCGGTTGGCGGGAGTCATCAGAGCCGAGAAGACGTGCATTGGGATTCTTCGAGCTCGGGCCAAGTTGCTTAATGTGTATCTAGTAACTTCGTCCGGACCTTCGGCAGTTTCTAAGTCGGGTTTCCAGTCAGGGAATGGCAAGAAATCTTTTACTTGCAATTTAGGCGCAGGGCCCTTAGAGCCAGAAAAACCATGCGCTATTTGTATCAGAGTAGCTGTTAATCGTGCTGTTGCCAGCGCTTGCAAGTTTGCTTGCTCTTGTTCGTGATCTAAAGCACGCTTTGTTGCCCAACGTATGACTGATACGGGCGTGCGGACAAACCGCTCTCGGTTGAAGTCATCTCTGAGAGGGGATGCCCGCAGCTTAAAGTAAATATCGTCCCAGTCCGTTAGTGGAGTTCTAAGTAAGGTTTCGCACTCGCTTAGGATTTCTTCCGGGGTGGGCTGAACTCCTGCTCCGTGTTGTCGTCTGCGTTTTTTGCTTCGTCCTTCTGTGGCCAGCCGTCACGTTCCCACATGACGAGCTCGAAGACTTGATCCATAAGTTTGGACGGCATATTTTCGGTATCTTCTTGTTCCCAATCTTTTAGTTGTACCCATTGCTCGCCGTCCAGCTTGGATTCACCTCTATACTGCATAAACAGGGTTACGAATTCTACTCGCTGCTGTACGGCACCAATGCTATCGACTTGAAGATCGTCCAATTCTGCTGCGTATTCATAGACAAGTTCTGTTTCTTCGCTCCCTACCTTCCCTAGCAGCTCAACTGCTTCTTTGGTGCTAATACCCTTGTCTTTGGCGATACGTTGCGCAAGCTTGATGGACTTAAACGTAGAGCGCGATTGCTTCTTAGAGAATTCTTCGATGCCTTTTGCTTCACCGGGCACTAAATCGTGATAGACAGGAAAACGAAATGGTCCGATCTCACAATAGGTTGCGGGCTTAAAGAGAAGTGCGCTGTACTTGCTCATTGCGGATAGGGAGCGCTACCTGCCACGCTCGATGCGGCGTGGTTTGGTTGACGAGCTCGGTGGGGATTTCAACCTCCAGACTAGCGCCGTCATACGCCAAGCGTATAAACTGGCTCTGGACGAGGGGTTCAAGGTAGAGGGCTCCGCAGTGGAGCGTGGAGCCTTCCACCACACAATTAACTGCAAAGACCGTGTTGATTGGGTCTATAAGAATGTCGTGCTGCATAAGTACAAAGAAAAAGGCCCCTTTGCGGGGCCTGGGTGTTTGACGCACTCGGGGATCAGGCGGTCCGGAAGGTGGTCGTGAGACCTTGCACGGGGCGCTTCACGCCCGATGCCGAAGCGGTGCCGTTGGCATCGACCGCTTGGGTGATGGCGCCGTCGGCGACAACCAGCCGGAAGATGGTGCCAGCAGCGAGGTCCGCGCTCGGGTTGATGGTCACCACGTTGGATGCCAGAGACACTGTCGCGGGCACCTTCACGCCGGTGGAGGCGTTCTCCAGGCTGAAGCCGGAGCCGTCGGTTTGACCCAGGGCGAGTTGGGTCAGGGCGATGGTGCCGTTGCTGGTGTAGGTGACCGTGATGTTGTCGCCCACGGCTACAGCCGATGCGTTGTTGGCCGGGCTCGTGGCAGCTTGGCGAGTGCCATTCACCAGGAAGAGCAGGCTGGACTGGACGCCGCCGCTGCTGATGGCCGAGGCGCCGGCGTCATAGCGACCGAAAACGGGGCGGGCGCGGGACATCAGGTCGAACGAGATCTCGGTGAGCCCCTCAGCGGTGAGGTTCTCCGAGTAGTTCTGGATCACCGCGTTGAAGCCGGTGAAGTCGTAGATGTAGTTGCCCGAAGCGCCGTCGGCCTGGCCCAGCTCCTTGAGGAACTCGATGTAGATCTCGTAGTCCTTGTTGTAACGGGCCTTCTGGATCAGGGAGAAGCCCTCGTTGTAACCGCCGCGGAAGACCGGGCAGTTTTGGCCGGCGGGGACTTCGGTGTCCTTGAGGAAGTAGGCGGTCACCGAGGCTTGCACAGAGGAGCCCGTGATCACGCTGTCCATCCAGCCGTCATCTCCCAGGAGGCGGAACTCCTGGTTGTTGTCGTTGATCTGGAAGCTCGTGTTGGTGATGCCTTGGAGCTCGACGTAGCTGGCGCCAGCGTCGAGGGTGGGCAGGGTGATGGCGCCCGCGGTGGAACGCGAGGCGAAGTAGCGACAGGGAGGGTTCAGATCCACGGCGCGGACGATGGTCCGGTGAGCCTTGTGGAACGACAACCCGATGGCGTAGTCAGCCATTGTTGGGACTCCTTAGGGGATCGGGGGGTTCAGGACGGCTCCGCGGATGCGGGCCGTGAGGGCCTCGAAGGTGACCTCGGTCCGGGCCATGTACGTGACTTGGTCCCGTGGGAAGGCGCGGGCCAGGCGGCGACTGATGTCCAGCAGCGAGACCGGCATTCGGGTGCCTTCTTTGGTGCCGAAGTTCGTGAAGCGGACGTTCCAGGTCTCAAAAGACAGAACGGCGCCCACTGAACCAGGGCTGGTGATCTCGGGGACGTCCTCGATGACGCACTCGATGCCGGTGACGGCCCAGTTAGAGGGGACCATCGAGGCGCCGGTGACGTAGACCGCGGGAACGCGGCTGGCGTCGGGGAGCGTGTAGTACCCAGGCCAGGCGGTGTATGCCTTGAGGGTGGTCCTGTCGCTCTGGTAGAGGTCGAGGATGTGGAGCTCAAGGGTGCGCCGGAGCGCGGTGACCGGTGGGCAGTGGGTGGAGATCGTCATTGCTGGGCCTCCAGAGCGGAGCGCAGCAGTTGGCCGAACTTGGCGGGGGCCTCCTCGAGAGGGGCTTTGGTCCAAGGGCGACCGGGGAAGCGAAGGCCGGTAGTGGCAACTCCGCCCTCG